TTAAAAAAAGAACCACCAAAACCTTTACGCGGATGGCTAAAGCAAACCAGGGACCGTTGGTTTACTTATTGGAGTTCGGATGTTGCTGGAGTAGCTCAGGAAGTTGATATTCCTGCTGTTGAGAGGCTGTTTGGTATGTATGACCAATATTCAAGGGTTCAAAAAGTCGTAAAGAAGTCACTAGTTGTGCGAGGTTCAACTGGACAAATACGGACAAACCCTTTAGCTGAACATGCTTTAAAACTTGAAACGCAGATTTTAAGACTAGAAAATGAGTTAGGTCTTACGCCAATGGCTCGCAGCCGTCTTGGGATTGCTGTTGGTGAGGCTGCTACTTCACTCGCATCTATAAATGATTTATTAAACGCAAGCGAGGACCCGGAAAATGACCCGAGAATATTAGAACTACTTGAAGAGGAATAATGGACAATAAAGATAATTTTGAATTGGATGACTTGGATGATGAGCTTTTGTTGTGCAAAATTAGTAATAAATACGTTGAGAGATTTGACCAGCCGAATGTTTGTTATGACTGTAATCGAGGCGACATTTGAGTAGTAAAGAAATAGAAAAAAAATTAGCTGCATCAAAGGGAGGCCGTGTTGTTAAATTTATTGAGAACTTTTGCGTTCACGGTGATGGAGACTTTTACGGTCAGCCATTCAAGTTAGATTTATGGCAGAAACAAATTATATATAATCTATATGAATTAAACCCTAATGGAGAACGTAAATATAGAGAAAGTCTGCTTGGCGTACCAAAAGGGAACGGAAAAAGCGCACTAATTTCTGCCATCGGACTATATGAACTTTTAGGTAATGGAACCGTATCCCCTCTTGTTACTGTTGCTGCTGCAAGTTTTGAGCAAGCCGACATTGTTTTTGGAAACATGAGGACTATGTGTGAGCAATCGCCATATCTCAGGACTTTAACCGAGGTCTATCAGAATTCTATTGGTGTAAAAAATGGACCTGGAAGAATATATAGAGTTGCAGCAAAAGCCGGGACTGCTGATGGTGGTCGTAACTCTGCATTTATAGCTGATGAAATTCATGAGTGGTCAACTCCAAACTTGCAACGTGTTCATTATGTTTTGTCAAATAATACGGCTAAAAGACAAGATTCTTTAATTTTAAATATAACTACGGCCGGTTATGACCTGGACACTCTTTGTGGGCGTTTGTATCAACGTGGTAAGCGTAAACAATCAGGAGAATCATTAGATCCCGATTTTTATTTCTATTGGTTGGAGCCTGATGAAACTGATGACTTTGAGGACCCTGCAACCTGGGCCAAAGTTAACCCGGCAATTAGCGGGGGTTGGTGGCCAATTGATAACTTAAAAAGGAGAAGGCAGGCTTTGCCTTTACCGGAGTTTCAAAGATATCATCTAAACATGTGGACTCGAACCCAGGAGGAGTCATGGCTACCTGAGGGATTATGGTCAGAACTTGCTGAGGATTTTGAACTTGACCAATCACGGCCAACATATGCCGGTGTTGATATGGCTTTAAAACACGATAGTGTTGCTGTTGTATGGGGCCAAAGGGACCCGGAGTCAGGATTAATATACCTGGACTCTAAAATTTGGAGAAATGATGGATTTATGTTTGATTATGCAGAGGTTGAAACTTTTATTAGTGGTTTAAATAAAGATTTTAACATGGTTGAGGTTGCTTATGACCCAGCGTTTTTTGAGAGGTCCGCTCAGGCTTTATACGATTTAAATGTTCCAATGGTTGAGTTCCCACAGACACATGGGAGAATGGTTCCAGCCTGCGGCGAAAGTTTTGCACTTATATCTGCTAAAAAAGTACGTCATAAAAATCAAGCGACCTTTAATGACCAGGTATTATCTGCGGTTAATAGACCAACTGAAAGAGGATTTAGATTATCTAAAGGTAAAAGTAAAAGAAAGATTGACGGTGCTATTGCTATGGTTATGTGCTTAGATCGATTGACTTTTCCAACTAGGCCAACTGAGCAGCCAAACATTGGCATTGTAGAATGGTAGGAGCCATGTTTATAGCTATCGAAATAATCGGCTTATGTTTTATTGTTGCCGGTGTATCTATGTATAGCCATGCTTTGGCTTACATTACATTTGGTTGTGGTTTATTAGTAGGGAGTTATTTTTATAACCGATGAGTATTTTTGGTAAAAAAATCGAAAAAAGAGACGCTGCATTAGGCAATCTCCAAGACTTATTAGCTCAGCGTGACGGCGTACCTGGATGGAGTGCTGAAACTGTTAATGAATCAACTGCGCTTAGCGTATCAACTGTACTTTCTTGTGTATCCATACTTGCTGACTCTATTGCTGCGTTACCCATAAAAGTCTATCGTGAGTTTGATGATAGAAATTTAACATTAAAAACCCCACGCTTTTTAAAAACACCCAATCTAAACCAATCTAGATTCGAGTTTATTCATCAAGTTGTATCGTCTATGGCTTTACATGGAAATGCTTACATTTTAATTGATAGGGACACAGCGGAACGTCCTATAGCAATGACAACTTTGCACCCGGATAAAGTAACAATTGGAATGGATAGAAATCGAAAAATTTATAAATTTAATGAACGTGTTTATACAAAAAACAATATTTTACATTTTACCTGGTTCACTTATCCAGGTTCTTATCTTGGAGTTTCTCCCTTAAAAGCACAAAGGAACACCATCGGTGTTGCACTTGCAATGGAGAGACATATTGGACAATTCTACGGGCAGGGTGCTACCCCATCATCAATTCTTGAAACAGACCAGGCAATGACAAAGGAACAGGCGGAAGTTTTACAATCTACTTGGTCAAATGCTCACAACAGACAGAGAAAACCTGCGGTGCTTACGGGCGGTTTAAAGTGGAAAGCAATTAGTGACGCAGCTGGTGAGGAACTTGTAAAAGCGAGGGACCAAATTGTTAAAGAAATAGCAAGAGTTTATAGAATCCCTAGTTATTTAATTCATGCCGATGGATCCTCGGGTCTTTATTCAAATGTTGAGAGTTCGGGTATTCAGTTTGTTAGGCACACCCTACTCCCCTGGTTAAGTCGAATTGAAGAGGGATTTAGTGGATTACTACCTGGAAATTCTTACGCTAGGTTTGATGTTTCTGAATATCAAAGAGGCGACCGTTCAAATACTATAAGGGCTGCTCAAACTGCGATTAGTTCAGGTATCTTTACTCCGAATGAAATTAGGCAGCAATTAGATTATGAACCTTATGATGGTGGTGATAACTTCTATATTGGACTTCAAGGTGCGCCTGTTGGTCCTGATATTCCACCTGTTGGCACAGATTCTGTTGAGCCTGTTCTTACTGAAAAAGAACAAGACGATAATTAATGACTGAAAATAGACACGATATATCCGTACCTGATTTTATAAAAAAGAACGCGACCCGTGGTTTAGAAAATCTAGAATTTGCAGGCAATGGTCTAACTGATAAAACAAAAAGAGAGGCTCGGCTCATGGCCAGCGGAGAAATTAGTCACGATAAAGCACTCCGCATGCAGGCTTGGTTTAAAAGGCATTTACCTGATTTTCAAGGTGAGGCTGCTAAGAAGTTTTTAAGTGGCGAAAGCGACCGCATGAGTCCTGGACTCGTGGCGTGGCTTTTGTGGGGTGGTTCTTTAGATAGTGATAATAGATTGGCTGCTATGAAGTGGGCAGAGCGTCAGGTTGCTCAACACGATGATGAAAGGTCAAACTCTAGGCCACAGCCAGCTGACCAGGCGGTTGGTATTATAAAACGCATGAGCGAAAACAAGGAAAGCCGCTATTTTGAACTTCGAGCTGAAACCGAGGTTAACAGCGATAATAATGAATTTGTTTTTAGTGGTTATGCATCTGTATTTAATTCTCCATATTCAGTTGCTGATTCTCGCGGGGTTTACAATGAAATCGTAAATCGTGGAGCTTTTACAAAAACACTCAATGAAAAAGATGACGTCAACCGTTTAATTAATCATGACGGCATTCCTTTAGCACGTACAAAATCAGGAACCCTGGAATTAAGAGAAGATGATAAAGGTCTTTTTGTTAAAGCCAAATTAGACGATTCAAACCCTAGGGTTGCTGAGATTGCATCTGCGTTAAAAAGAGGAGATCTTTCAGAGATGAGTTTTGGTTTTCATGCTATTAAGGATGAATTTGATGAAAACAGCGAAGTCAGAACACTTCAGGAACTTCGACTTCTCGATGTATCAGTTGTTACTTGGCCAGCAAACCCAGCAACGCTACCGAGTATTCGCGGTGTTGACCTGGGGGAACTTCAAAACGTTTTAACTGAAGTTAGAAATGATGAAGAGCCATCTGAGGACCAAGTTAACAAAATAAAAGAAGTAATAACTCAGTTATCTGATTTATTACCGAAGCCAAAAGTTACAAAGTCATACGTAAGGGCTGCGAAGATTGACCTTGAGCTTTGGGATATGCAGAGCCGTTCTTAAAAGCCGAATAATCACTTTTCCGAACACTCACACTTATTAAAAATATTATTTCAATA